GCTCGCGATGCTCTCGATGCTCGCGCTGCTCGCGCTGCTCGCGCTGCTCGCGCTGCTCGCGCTGCGACGGACGGAGTCCGCCGCGGGGGTGCCCTGCAACGGTTCGCCGAATGGTGTTTGCAGCGCTGGAATTGGTGGTATCAGGAGGTCTCGTACCTGGCATGCACGCACATCGGCGCCGAGCAGCTCGGAACGAGCTCGGGCCTGCGATGGGCGAAGCCGATCTACGATGCGTTCCTCGCCGGCTGCTGGACGATCCAGTTCACCGACGACGCGCTCCTCTGGTGCGCCAAGCCAGCCGTCCACGTCGAGGAGATCCCGACGGGACGACGCTTGCACTCCGCCGAGACGGCCGCCGTGGAGTCGGACATCGAGCGACTCTACTTCTGGCACGGCGTGCTCGTGCCGGCGTTCGTCGTCGTCCGCCCCGACCTGATCACGCTCGATCACATCCGACAGGAAGAGAACGCCGAAGTCCGCCGCGTGATGACCGAACGCTACGGGTACGAGCGGTACCTGACCGACGTCGGCGCGCAGCGTGAGCAGGCCGACGACTATGGCGAGTTGTTCCGGATCCAGCGCGAGGGCGACACCGATCTTGTGATGGTGCGCGTCGTCAACTCGACGCCTGAGCCCGACGGGTCATTCAAGCCCTACATGCTCCGCGTGCCGCCACACGTGACGAGCGCCCGCGAAGCCGTGGCGTGGACCTGGGGGATCGAGCGCGCCGAGCAGTACGCACCAGCGATTCAGACATGATCGTGCTCAGCGACCTTAGCCAAACGGAATAACAATGCGCTTTTCCAAGATCTGGCACGACGCCACGACCACGCGGCTCGAGTGGCACGAGGACCTCGCCGGCGCGGTCGATCGACACGAGTTCGAGTGCACCGAAACGCCCACACGCGCATTCCGGGATGCGCTGCAGGCGTTCGTCCCGTTCGCCGTCGGGCTTCTGAGTCTGCCGGCTGAGTGGGCGGACGCCACGGTGCGCTCGCTCTCGATCAAGGATGGCGACGACGGGCTCGGGCTCCAGGTGACGATCATGCGGAAGATCGCCACGGCGAAGAACCGGCCGGTGGTGATCACCACGCCCTACCTGTCCGAGCCGCCCGACGGGTACAACGGCGACGGCGTCGGCTACCTGAACGAAGTCACGCTCATGCTGCTGGCCGAGGCCGAAGTGCAGGCCGAGCTCTATCGCGACGGCACGCGGGGCGAGCAGATCACGCTGCCGCTCTCGAACAACGCGCGCGAGGTCGACGACCGCATGGCCGCGGCGGAAGTCGCGTCGACCCGGAAGCCCAAGAACGGGAAGAAGTCGAAGGCGCCGAAGCAGGGCGACACCGGCGTCGCGATCGTCGCCAACGAGCCGGGCGAGCCAATGACCGACGCCGCGCTCCGGCAGCTCCTGCTCTCCGTCGAGCGGGATGTGCCGGTCGACGCGATCAACCTCTGGACGTCGAGCGACCGCAACGTGGCGCGCGCATGGGCCGAGGCGCGGCAGAAGGAGATCGTGGCCGGGTATCACGCGACAAGCGAGTTCGCGGAGCCCGAGTGTGTCGCGAAGTCGGCGACGCTGCCGCTCAAGGCGGACGAGTGGACGACGCCGGCGCCGCCCAAGGTGAGCGACAACGGCGTCCAGGAAGCGCGGGCGGCGATCGAGCGCGAGGCGTCGGGGGCGCCGTGACGAAGCTGCGTGTCTCTACCGCGCTGTCGCTGCCCGAGGACACGGTTACAAGCACGCTGATCGTGTATGGCGGGAAGGGGATGGGCAAAACGAACTTTGGCAGCGTGCTCGTCGAGGAACTGTCGCGGGCCAAGCTCCGATGGTCGTTCCTCGACCCAATGGGCGTTGCCTGGGGGCTACGCTACTCGGCGGATGGCAGCGGGCCGGGCATCGAGTGCGTCATCCTCGGCGGTCCGCACGGCGACATGCCGATCGAGCCCACTGGCGGCGCGGTGATCGCCGATTTCGTCGTCGACGAAGAGGCGAACGTGCTCATCGACTTTTCGCGAAAGCCGTCAGGCGACATGTGGTCGAATGGTGAGCGCGTTCGCTTCGTGACGGATTACACGCGGCGTCTCTTCAGTCGGCAGGGCCAGCTCGTTAACGGCCGACGCCGAGAGCCGTTGTTTCAGATACTGGACGAGGCCGCGCGATACATCCCGCAGGTGATTCCCGCCGGTCGCTCGGATGCGTTCAGCCTCGCAGACTGCCTCGGTGCGTGGGAGCAGGCCGTCGAGGAAGGGCGCAACATCGGGCTCGGCGTCGGGCTCCTGACCCAGCGATCGGCACGCATCAACAAGAGCGTCGCAGAACTCGCGGACGCGATGATCGCGTTCCGCACGGTTGGACCGAACTCGATCGAGGCCGTCACCGATTGGCTCGGCTCGCATGTGGAGAAGAGCCGCATCAAGGAGTTGACCGGTCAGGTGCGAACGCTTCCCGTCGGGAGTGCGCTCGTCGTATCGCCTGGGTGGCTTGGGCTAGAAGAGGTCGTCCACTTCCGCGAGCGACAGACATTCGACTCGAGCGCGACGCCGAAAGCCGGCCAGCGAGCGAAGAAGGTCAGTGGACCCGGCGCTAAGCCCGACCTCGCGAAGTACCAGGAGCGGATGGCGGCGACGATCGAGCGCGCGAAGGCCGATGACCCCGCAGAGCTGCGCAAGCAGATTCTCGCGCTCAAGAAGCAACTGGCCGAGACCGAGCGCGCGCTTGCGGCGAACGCTGGCGTCTCTGGCAAGGAGATCGAGCGGCTGCTCGCCGAGGAGCACCAGCGCGGCTACAACAATGGCGTGGCAGCGGAGCGCGCGCGCCTGCAGGTCGCGGCGGGGCGACTGCTTCGCACGCTGGAAGAGTACAGCTCGGACATTGCCGCAACTGCTGGCGGGCTGGGAGACATCGTCAGCAAGTACCGCGACGCCTTCCAGACCGAGAGCACCGCGCAGGTGGCAGCCCGTGACCCCATCGCCGCACGCCACCCTGCGACGCCGCGCCGGTTCGAGGTCGTGAAGCGTCCTGCGCCATCGCGCGGTGTGGGTCGTGTGGCCGGGCCCGAGCCGAGCGACAACGGCCACGTCACCGGCGTCGAGCAGAAGATCCTCAACACGCTCCGCGCGCTCGAGGACCTTGGCATCAGCCCCGTCGACAAGCCGACGGCCGCAGCGCTCGTGGGCTACCACCCGAACGCCAAGAGCTACGCGAACGCCTTGGGCTCGCTGCGCACGGCGGGCCACGTCGACTACCCGAACGGCGGGCAGGTGGCGCTCACCGACACCGGGCGCGCGCGCGGCACGAGCCAGTTCTCGATCACGTCGCTCGACGAACTCCATCGCACGTGGTTCGACCGGCTGGGCAACGTCGCGCGGCGCATCTTGGAGCCGTTGATCGCGGCGTACCCGGACGCGCTGGATGCCGACGACGTGGCGGCGGCGGCTGACTATCACCCGAACGCGAAGTCGTTCGCGAACATGAAGGGCCGGCTCCGAACCTTGGGCCTGGTCGACTACCCGCGTCCCGGCCAGATCGCCGCAACGCGCGTGCTGTTCCCGGAGGGGCTCGTCTGATGACGAAGCGCGGCGTGGCCGTGGACTCGATCACGAGCGTAGAAACGCTCGACTTCGACGCGTGGGCGGCACAGTACGCGGGTGCCGTGCTCGCGGCGCACCGCGCAGCCGTGCATCGTTTGGATGATCCTGCGCCGGCCACCACACCGGCGCGCCGCTCCGACCACGAAGCCGCCTAAGAGCCACGGCCCAACGATGCCACCACGCCCCGCCACGCGCCCCGTTCCCGTCGTCGATCTCGCTGCGATCGATTGCGTCGGGTACATCCGCGTCTCCGATGAATCGCAGGCCGACGAGAAGCGCACGTCGCTCGATGATCAAAGGCAGGCGATCGAACGCCGCGCGTCTGAGCTCGGCCGGAACGTGCAGTACTGGTTCGTCGACGCCGGCGCCTCGGGCGGCTCGGAGCACCGGCCAGAGTTTCAATCGCTCTTGGCCTCGTGCCACGCCGCGCCGCGCCGATCAGGGCCAGGCCACCGGGCCGGCTACGTGATCGTGCTCAATGAGTCGCGCTTCGGGCGATTCGACGATCCGGACGACGCCGGCTATTTCCGGGGGATGCTGCGCCGGCTCGGCTGGCAGCTCCGCTACAGCGAGAACGACGTCGTCGAGAACAAGATGCTCAACTTGCTGCTTCGGTCCGTCACCGCGGCGCAGGCGAGCGAATATCGCGACAATGTGAAGCGAAACGCCCGCCGCGGTGCCAAGGGCACGGCCGAGCAGGGCTACTGGCAGTCGCAGGCGCCCTACGGCTACCGTCGCGCCGTCGTGTACCCGCCGGGCCGCGAGCGCGTGCTGGAGAACGGCGTCCGGAAAGCGATCGACGAGCGCGTCTCGCTGACACCCCACGAGGGCGAGGCCGAGATCATTCGCGCGATGTTCCGGCGCTACGCCAAAGGCGCTGATTCGGTGCACAGCTTGGCCGATTGGCTCACCACGAACGATCGCGATCGGAAGTGGAACTGCGCCATGGTGCGCTACTGCTTGAAGAATCCGGCATATGCGGGCGACGTCGTGCACGGCCGCGTACCGTCCGAACTCCGCGTGAACGGGCACCGGCCGACGCGACCCGCCGACGAGTGGTGGATCTGTCGCGACGCGCACCCGGCGATCATCCCGCGCGACTTGTTCGACGCGGTGCAGTCGCGGCTTTCGGCAAACCGTCGCGCGACCCGCGGCGTGCGATCGGATTGGGTTCTCACGGGCCTCGTGCGCTGCCGCTGCGGCGCGACGCTCGCCGGTGGCGGGGGAGGAGGTCGAAGCGGCCGCTCCCCGAGCTACAAGTGTGCGACGCACGGCCAGCACGCCGCAGCGCGATGCGCCTATCGGGGCTCGGTCGTGAAGTACGCGCTCGAGCGCGCCATCGTCATGGAGATCGCCAAGGTGCTGTCATCGCGCGGCGCCAAGGAGCGACTGGCGAAAGCGCTCGACGCGGCCATGACGCGAGAGCGAGAGACGCCTGGCGACCTCCTGGTCGCCGTTGATGCGCGGCTTGCGGCTGTCCAGGAGCGGCGCGATCGGCTCGTGCGCGCGATCGAAGCGGGCACGCTCTCGCACCTGGATGCGCGCGCCCGGATGGGTGAACTCCGGCAAGAGGAGGCACAGGCCCGTCGCGACCGCGAGCGGCTCATCGTCGAGCATGACCGGCGCAACAAGGGCACCGATGAGCGCGAGCAGTTGCTGTCGCTCTTGCTCGATTTCCCTAAAGCCGCGGCGACGCTCGAGGGACCAGCGCTTCGCGAGTTGCTCCGGCCGTGGATTCGATCTGCGGTCTTCAACACGGACACGAGAGTCCTCACGATGGAAATTCGGCACGTCCCATCCTTGGCGGTCGCTGCTGGCGCGTCTTTCCCTGTAGCGGATTTGGATAGGCTGGCACCCGAGCCTAAGCAAAAAGGCTACACCGTTCGGCACGCCGTCGTTGGGAAGCCACGGAAGCGAGGCGCGGCATGACCGCGCCGACGAACCGCTACCGCGGCAAGCGCTCGTGGAAGCAGACCAACTTCCTCACCAAGTCCGAGCGGCTCCCGACCCGCAGAAAGCACGGCCGCGAGCGTGGCTACGCGAACAAAGGCGTCGAGCGCACCCGTAAGCTGAACGCTCGCGGCATCGAACGGCGCACGGGACAGACGCGCCATGTGCCAGCGTCGGTCAAGGCGTCGGCCGGAGCGAGCCCGCACCCCTCGAAGCGCCAACGCAAGCTCGAGCTGATGGAGCAGGCGCAGCGCGCGGGGTGGCGCGGCCGGACGTACAAGGGCGCGAAGCAGTTCGAGGACGCGCTCGAGCGACGCGTGAAGGTGAAGGGCCAGCTCTCGACGCGGCACCTGCCACGGAAGCGCTCTGGTTGGCGTCGGTGGCTCGCGAAGGGGAAGCGATGAGCGCGCCCACGGTTGCCGAGCTGCGCGCCAAGGTCACGGAGAAGGGACCGTGGTTCGACGTCCCGGCTGCTACGCGCGTCGAACACTGCCGCTCGTGCCGCACGGACGTCTTCTGGATCCGCACGGCAGCGGGCAAAGCGATGCCCGTCGATTGCGACGTGCCAGGCGGCAAGCGGCCGGAACGCGCCGAGCCGGACCTGTCCGACGACGGGTCTGGCCGCATGTACGAACCGGCCGACGGCCGCGGCGTCTCGCACTTCGCGACGTGCCCGCAATCGCCGCTGTGGAGGAACAAGCGGTGAGTCTCGTCTGCCCGCATTGCCATCGCGAGTTCAAGCCCGCGACGGAGCCGCTCACGGCACGCCAGCTCGCGGTGCTGCGCTGGATCGAGGACTACATCCGAGTGAACGGCGTCGCGCCGACGTTCACCGAGATCGCGACCGGGATGCGCTACGCCTCGCTCTCGTCGGTGCACGAGCACCTGATGAACCTCGAGCGGAAGGGCGTGCTCCTGCGCACCTACAACGCCGAGCGCGGCATCACGCTACTCGTGCGGTCCGACGAGCTCGGGGCGATCGCGCCCGCGAGCGACGGGGAGACCAGCGACTAATGGCCGCGCTTCTTCTTCGCGGGCTCGTACTCGAGCAGGTCGCCGGGCGTGCACTCGAGCGCCTCGCAGAGCAGCGCGAGTGTCGAGAGGTTGATGCGGTCCGCGGTCTTGAGCTTGTAGATCGCCGACGGCGTCATGCCCATGCGCTTCGCGAGCGCGTACCCGGTGAGCTTCCGGGCTTCCATGAGTTCCTCGAGGCGGACGACGATCGGCATGCTTCCATAGTAGCACTATTGTCCCCTCTGGACAATATGTGCCGCTGGCCGCTATATTCCCTAGTGGACCATACCACCAGGGAGGAAGCGCATGACCCATGTGAACGGATCACGCCGCGTGAAGCGGCAAGTCACCACGGCCCGGGGCGAGCCGTTGGTACTCCTGCTCTCGCCCGAGGGCATTTGGCTCCGCGAGCCACGTCGTCGGACCGCGTTCCTGCTCCCCTACGGCGCCGCGTTCCAGCGCGCCGTGCAGCTCCAGGTCGATGCCGACCGTGCGGCGAAACGCGCGTCGCGCAAAGCACGCAGGCAGGGGAGGGCCCGCTGATGCCATCGCCTTATGACCGCCAAGTGCGCGAGACGCTCGCTCGGCTCGGGCTCATCGGGAAGTACGCACCGAACCAGATCGAAGCGTTCATGCGTGTCGAGCACCCGACACTCGACGGACTCTCGCGCGATCAGTTCACCGGTGAAGTCGCGCTCGCGTGCGAGTGCATCGCGACCATCGGGCCAGATGAAGCGGAGAAGGTGGCTGAGTCCATGGGCCTCGGCCGGGAGGTGGCACCATGACCGCCGCCGTTGCCATCCAGGGCACACCGACAAGCACCGTGGCTGAGATCATCGAGCGCGCGGTGCTTACCCTCGCCGGTCGTTGCGACGGCGCGCACACGCTCGACGGTGTCGGCTACAGCCGCTGGGACGCGGGCTGGGGACACGACACCGCGGAGCGGATTCAACGTGGTGAGCCGATCAATCTCGAGCGCGCACTCCGCGTTGTCTCCAAGTACCGGAAGCAGCTCGAGCGATCTGGCATCGTGCTGCCCGACCTCGAGTTGGTCGCGGCCGAGGTTGAGTCACGCCGTGCAGCGCGCGCCGCGGCGGACGCTCGCTCTGGTGCGCCACTCTCGCCGGCGATTACCGGCGTCGAGGTCTCACGCACGACGGGCGACACGTTGGCGATCCGGTTCCCCTACGATCAGGCGAAAGTCGAGATCGCACGCGGGCTGCCAGGTCGCCGCTGGGACGCCGCGTCGAAGGCGTGGACAGTGCCGTTCGCTTCGTTGCCGGCAGTGATGGCCGCGTTCCCCGAAGCGGTGCTGACCGGCACGCTCGGTGCCGAGCTTCGGGCGAAGCAGGAAGCGGAGGACGCGGCCGAGCGTGCGCGCCGTGCGCAGATCGCGGCAGACATCGCGCGGTACGAATCGATCAAGCCGACGCTCTCGCGCACCTTGTTCGAGCACCAGGACGTCGGCGTGCGCTGGCTCATCGAGACGCGCTTCGCGATCCTGGCTGACGACATGGGCCTGGGCAAGACGATGCAGGCGCTCGTAGCCGCACGCGCGCTCGGCCATCGCATCTTCGTCGTGTGTCCCGCTGGACTCCGGGTCAACTGGCTGCGCGAGGCGGAAGCCGTGGGCGCCACGGTCGAGGTGTTCTCCTGGGCGAAAGTGCCCGAGCCCGTCGGCATCCCGTACACACTCATCGCCGACGAGGCGCACTACGCGCAGAACATGAAGGCCGCGCGCACGAAGCGCTTCCTGGCGCTCGCCAAGGAGGCCAAGGCGTGCTTCTGCCTCTCAGGCACGCCGATCAAGAACGGCCGACCGGCCAACCTGTTCCCGCTGCTCGTGGCCACGCAGCACTCGCTGGGCAAGGACCGGCGCGCGTTCGAGGTTCGCTACTGCAACGCCGGACCGACGCGCTGGAGCCAGTGGGACGTGACCGGCGCCGCGCACCTGGACGAGCTGCACGGCAGGATCGCTGACGGGTTGCTTCGGCGCATGAAGGACGAGTGCCTCGACCTACCCGAGAAGACGCGCATGACGCGCACGGCCGAGCTCTCGAGCGAGATGCGCGACCTGTACGAACGGACGCTCCACGAGATGCAGTCGGAGTACCGACGGAAGAAGGAAGCGGGCGAGATCGGCGAGGCGGACGCGCTTGTACTCATGAACCACCTACGGCACGCCGGCTCGCTCGCGAAGGTGGACACGGCCGTCGAGTTGGGCGAGGAGGTAATCGAGCAGGGCGGACAGGTTGTGATCTTCACCGCCTTCCTCGATAGCGCAGCGCAGATCGCCGATGCACTCAACGCTGGCCGCATCACCGGAGCCGAGGACGCCGAGCAGCGCCAGCGCGCGATCGATGCGTTCCAGGCCGGCGAGCGGAAGGCGATCGTCTGCACGCTCGGTGCTGGCAACGTTGGCATCACGCTCACCGCCGCGCAGACGGTTGTCTTGGTCGATCGGCCGTGGACGCCGGGCGATGCGATTCAAGCGGAAGATCGCCTACACCGCATCGGACAGCGGGGAAGCGTGCTCGCGGTGTGGCTGCAGGCGAACGAGGCAGACGTCGCGATCGACGAACTCCTCGAGCAGAAGCACGAGCGCATCGAGCTGGTGCTGGCCGGGAAGCGGAAGACGCTCCGTGGGCTCCGGTCAGTTGGCGACGTGGCCGCGGCGGTGCTCGGATGACCACCACAATCAATGGAGACAGGACGATGCAACTGGTCGGCAGTGCCGGCGCGGGCGCGTGCTCGCGAGGCTGGACGAAGCGGTGCGCGAACGCCAAGTCGCCCGCCGAGAAGTGCCGTTGCAAGTGCGGTGGCGCGCACCACGGCGTGAATCACAGGGCCGAGGAGAAGGACAGCAGCAACCGTCACGCGCGATTCAGCATGGTGCGTTCGGACGAGCACGAGATCGTGATCCGCGACGAGGGCCCGTGGGGTCAACACCTCACGGTCACGAACGACGCGGAATGGGTTGTCGGGCAGCTTGGCGAATCATTGCGCGGGCGCCGGCTCTTCTACTTCGACAGTAGCAACGAGCTGGACGAGATCGTGACCCGGGATGGTCGATTCGTCGGCTTCGCACCGGGCCCGCAGCGCGCTGGCGACGGCACGGTGAGCGCTACGCTGTGAACGATCTGCCGCTCTTCGCTCCGCTGTCGCGGGCGAATCGTGCAGACGAGAAGCGCCGGCTCGAGGAACGGCTTACGCCGCACATCCTCGAGCTGGCGCGACGCGCGGGCGCCGAGGGCATCATCGCGGGCGACGTCATCGCTGCGGCGATCGCCGAGTGGGGGATCTGGACCGGCGAGGAATGGCGCCGGCACCAGCGCGCGTACTCGATGGTCGGGCCGCTGCTCAAGAAGCTCGCGCGCACCGGGGAGCTCGAGCCCAAGCTCGTCCAGGGCTACCACGTCTCGCGGCAGTCGACGCGCGAGCACAGCCACAAGAACCGCAATCTCATTTACCTGCATCCGGCTTTCGCGACGGAGCGGAGGGGAGTCGCCTAGATGGCCGATACGCGAACCGCGGGCAAGCGCGCGATGGCGTGGTGGCGATGGTGGACCGAGGGGGACCCGCGCCTTGAGACACTGTATCCGCCTCCCGTTGTTCCGCAGCGACACACGATTCCGGCGCGCGTCCGGATCGAGGTGTTGGTGCGCGACGGTCCATTCTGTCGCCACTGCGGCCAGCGGGTCACGATGCAGACTCTTGAGTTCGACCACTTTCCCGTACCCGTCATTCGGGGCGGGACGAACGACGCTTCGAACATCGTTGTGGCCTGTCGACGCTGTAACCGATCGCTCAGGGACCATGGGCGGCTGGAGCTAATCGATGGCTAACGTGCAGGTCGAGAACGGGCATGTCCGCATTGCGAACGATCTCTACGAGGCGCTGAGCTACGCACCGTTCTCGGCAACGCAGCTCAAGATCCTGCACGTGCTCGTCCGGCTGACTTATGGCTGGAAGGGAGGGCGGAGCGTTCGGCTCTCGGTGCCTGACCTCGCCGCACGGTGCGACCTTCGGCCCCTCGGCGGCTTCCGGCGCGCGCTCGCGGATCTGATCGCCAACGACGTGGTCTTCGAGCTCGACCGACCCACAGGCCGTCGGCCAGCGCTGTACGCGATCAACAAGAACTTCGAGGAATGGGGCCGGTTCGTGGTCCACCCGACGCGTCTTGAATGTCTCTTCAGCGAGGCGCCGGTCGCGGAAGACAACGTATTCCTTGCGTTCTTGGCGCGGCGTAGAGTCACCGGGCAGGGTCAGGCTACGGGCGACCACTCGCCGGTTTCGAAGAGCGGTAGCGTACCCCAAGAGGGTCACTCTACACCATATGGTAGCGTTACCCGCGAGGGTAATGAGACACTTGAGGGGGCGGAACGGTTAACTAACCCTCCTGGAAGCGTAGACTCACCCTCCTGGGTAGGCGTGCTACCCACGGGGGTTAGTCATGATGCTCGCAAGCCCAATAACGATGAGACTTTGCAGCGTCGGAAAGCAATAGAAATACAAGAAAGCCAAACTACAACAGCAACAGCAATAGCTCCTGCGGCGAGTGCTGCGCAGGCCAGTTCGTCGAACAGCGCCAATAGCACCGTCGCGAGTCCCGAACGCGACTACGCCATCGGGCTCACCACCGCGCTCAACCAGGGCATCACCGAACACTGGGGCGAGCAGCCCAACCCCGTCGTCTACGCCACCGCTCTGCAGGTCGCCAGCGAGCTGAGAGCCATGGGTGTCGACCTGGGACTGGCCCGCGCCGCCATCGTCGATTGGTGTCGATCGAGCCGGAAGAGCGAGCCGCCGAAGACGGTCTCGTACCTCCGGGCCGTGATCGTCGAGGCGCACCGCGCCGCCGAGCAGCGGGCGTTCAACGCCGCGGATCCTGGTGTGAAGGTGTCGTCCACGAACGGTGATCGGGGTGGATCCGTCCGCCCGATCGCGTCGCTCGTGGCCGTCGATGCCGACCGGGAGAAGCGGGAGCGCGCGCTCCGTGAGCGGTACGAGCAGCGCCGGCGCGAAGCAGGCTCGCGATGGGCCAGCGACCCGGCGAACGCCGAAGCCTATCGGGCCATCGTCGCCAAGGCGAACGAGCACTACGCGGGGTTCCTCGAGCGTGCTTTCGCGCAGCGCGCGCGCGACATCGAGGTGTCGCAAGGCTGCGCGGAGCGCTCGGGCTTCCCCGACTTCGAGACCTGGCGCGCCGAGCACGAGCACGACCCGCCCGACGCACGGCAGTCGTCCGACGACCTTCGCCAACCAGCCTGACCACCGCGTGACCACCGCCTGACCACCGACCACCACCACACCGATCACCATGAGCACCCCAGCCGACGTGACACCAGCCGCCATCCGCACCGAGCCCCGCCTCGACGTGCAGACCTTCCCGTCCGGACAGCCGTACCAACGCCGCGAACGCGCGACGGATCCCGACGCCATCCTCTGGCTCCGGCTCGATGGCCAACTCACGAGCGACAACCGGCAGCAGTTGAAGCTGCGCATCCTGGACGAACTCGCCGACGGCCGGCGCGACGTCGTGCTCGACTTCGGCAGTTGCGGCTACGTCGACTCCTCGGGGTTGGGCGTCCTGCTCTCGATCACGAAGCGGATCCGCGACGCCGAGGGCCAGCTCGTGCTGGTCGGGTTGAACGATGATCTGCGCGCGCTGTTCACGATGACGCGCATGGCGCCCTTGTTCACGTTCGCGGACGACAACCTCGGCGCGATCGCACTACTCGCGCGTCCGTCGTCCCCATCCCCCGAGCGGAGCGAGAAACCGTGAGCGAAACGCCGTGCGTCTGCGGGCACAAGGAGTCGTCGCACGTCAAGCCGTCGCTCGGCGGGCTCACTGGCTTTATCGGCTGCGTCGAGTGCGGCGAGGGTCGCGCTGGATTCGGCTGCATCTTCACACCCCGAGCGGAGCGCCGAGCCGTGACAGACGAGACGACGCAGGGCGCGTACACGCGATCTGCAACCGCGAACCTCATCGCGCGCGTGAACGAGATCGCGACCGAGCGCGTGTACGACCTGACGGCCTTGCATGGCATCGATCGGTGGGAGGCCGAGCGAGACGCGCTAACACTGCACGAAGTCTGTGAGCGACTGCAACGCGCCGAGGCTACCGTCGCCGCGCTCCAGGCAGACAAGGACCGCGCCCAAAAGGAAAACGCGGAGCTGCGCGAGGACTACCACCTTGCTACGCTGTACGGCCGGCAACTCGCGAACGCGGCCTACAATCTCGCCCAACGCGAGCATTTGACGAGCGAGGAACGGGAGACGCTGGACGCCTGTCGCAAACAGTGGGACGCGATGCGCGAACGCCGGATCGCCCGGTCAGGCGCCGCGGAGCACACGAACAGGGAGGCCGAATGAGCCGCGACCGATACGAACGCAAACACAGATTCACCAACCCGCTGCGGCGTGAAGCGAACCTAACGTCGGCCTTGAACGCGCCGAGCGAAACGCTGGCTGAGGCGATGGGGATAGCGCCACTCCCGTCGAACTTCGTGGCAGAGGTCAACGGACACCACATCTACCGCGACGAATCGAATCCGGGTCGCTATCACCTCTGGACGCCGGGCACGGGATGGTGGGGTTTCGACCTCACAGAGGAATATGCTCGGCGCGTGTGCGTGACTGTCGCCCCCACCACCCCGACCCCGCGCCGATCGGCGGAAGGGGAGACGGCGTGAGCCAGCCGACGTATGTGAATGGCCCTTGGCTGCACTCCATCGCGCTAGACGAGCGCCTCGTCTATTCCTGCTGGTTTGTGAATGGCGCGTGTCCGATCCGGTTCGACGAGTCCATATCGCGTGCCAATCCCGTCCCAGGCGCCACAGAGCACAAGGAGAACGGATGAGCGGACAGATTCGTGCGATCCGCGACTTCGCGCCGATTCGGAAGACGGTGTTTGTCGAGACGAGCGATCCGCACCAAACCGGCTTCGCTGTGTTCGAGTTCTCGCCGAGCGGCATTCGCTGGTGGTGGGAGTACGACGAGCAGGGCGCGCAGCAGGTCTCGTGGGCGCAGATCGTAGCCGGAACCCATTGTGTTCACGCCGACGACGTCACCTCGCAACTCGACCGCGCCGGTCAAGCCATCCTCGCCGCCGAAGCGAAACTGGCCGTCATTCGGCGTTCGTCCGCTTGGAAGCTGATCCCATGATCGCGCTCCCCACGATCGAGCAGGACCGAGAGGAACGGAAACAGTGAGTGACATGACGAACGGAGAGTACGTGGACGCGCTGCATCAGGCGTATCAGATCGCCGCGCTGCTGCGGAGCGCCCCCGACTTCGCTGCCGCCCGTGAGTGCGCGACGCGCTCGCTTGACGTTGGACCAATTCTCGACCCGTCGCTGTGGATCGAGGGCAGCGACCGGCTCGAATGCGACCGCGACCTCTTCGACGTGCTGGCGAGCGCGCAGCGGAAAGCGCGCAAGATCATCGACCGGCGACTGATCGTTGAGGAGCGACGATGAACGTGACGAAGCGTGCCACCAAAGCCACCATGAGCATCGTCGCCCTCGACCTCTCCCTCACCGCGACCGGCTGGGCGCACTCCGACGGTCGGAGCGGCGTCTGGGTGCCGTCGAAGCACGTCGGCCTCGGGCTCGCACGCATGCGGTGGATCCGCGACACGATCCTGGCCACCGTCGCCGGCGCGCAGCTCGTCGCCATTGAGGGCTACGCCTTTGGCGCGCAGGGCAACGCCATGTTCAACCTCGCGGAGCTCGGCGGCGTCGTGCGCATGGCGCTCTTCGATAGCGGCGTGCCGTTCGCCGACGTGCCGCCATCCTCCCTCAAGCTGTTTGCGACCGGGAAGGGCAACGCGCCGAAAGACCAAGTGCTCGCCGCGGCGATCCGGCAACTCGGCTACGCCGGCCACGATCACAACGCGGCCGACGCGCTCTGGCTCCTCTCCATGGCGCTCGTCCGGAACGCCGATCCCGCTACGCTCACCGAACCCCAGCGGCGCGCGCTCGCCAAGATCGCGTGGCCGTCGTAGTGCCCAACCCGTTGCCACAGGAGATCTGCCATGCCCGAAGAAACGATCCTGCAGTACTTCGCGTTCGCGCACCTGCCCGAGCACCTACAAGCGGTGTCGCGCCCGTTCGGCGAGCTCGCCGACAAGATCATGGAGCTGCCGCGCAATCCGGAGCGTACCGTGGCCCTCCGCAAGCTGCTCGAGTCGAAGGATGCAGCGGTACGCGCTCGGCTCGCGAAGGAAAACGCCACGGAAGTCGGCGCAGGTTGACCGTCTTACCACCTCCCAACCCTGAACCGAGGACGGAATGCAGATCACCATCAACGTGAGCGGCACCGACAACATGAGCCCCGGCGCATGCTACGACGTGCTCGGCAAGGTGCTCGAGCTCGCGCAACCCCACACGTTCCACGATAACGAGAACGAACGCGACGCCACAATCACATGTGGACCGATTACAGCGACTGTGAGCGTGCGCAGACCCCCCGATGCCAACACCTGACCGAGACGAATACCGCATCCCCGCACGAGAGATCACCAAACTCCCCATCTCCACACTGAGGAACCTCGCAATGGCTCGACGCAGTGGCACCAGCTCGTTGGCGACCGATCGCCTGACCGGCACCGTGAAGTGGTTCAACGACCAGAAGGGCTACGGCTTCATCACCCCGGACTCGGGCGGCAAGGATTGCTTCGTCAACTTCTCCGGGATCAGTGACCAAGGCCGCGGTGGGCGGAAGACGCTCGTCGACGGGGCGCGCGTCGAGTTCGAGATCGAGCAGGGGCAGAAAGGCCCGGCCGCGATCAACGTCGTCGAAATCTGCGAAGTCGCATGAATCGCTAGGTTTCCGTGCGATTTTGCGTCCGGCGCCCGAAAACGTCGTCGTAAAATCGCACAGGAGCCACGATCGCATCGCCGGCAATATCCCAGCACGTCCCATTTTCAGAGCATGAGGGTACTGTTATGCCCGGCCAGGTCGTCAGTCTCACGAGCGAGGACGCGCTGCTGCAGGACGACTACGAGCAGCCGCGCCGACCGCGCAAAGGCAAGGCGAAGTCGAAGAAGCGGAAGAAGCTCGGCAAGCGGAAGCTCCCCACCGCCGTCAACAAGCGGTCTCGGATCGCCGAGGCCATGGACGTTCCAACGACGTCGAGTGGGAAGCGAGAAGGCTAAGTCGTGCGTCGTTTGCGTTGCTTCGCGCGTTCAGAAAGCAGGCGCCTCGTCGCCTCGGAGTGGCGATGCCCAGGCCGTCCACGGCTATGCTGCGAATTGTGCACCGCGGCTGGCAACAGACTCAAGTTCTCGATTCGGTTGTCGTCCCTGACGCCGTTGATGTGATGAACATGGAAGCCTTTCGGAATCGGCCCGTTCGCGAGTTCCCACACGACGCGGTGCTGAAGCATGATCTTTCCACTGACGTTCACCGCGATGTAGCCATCCTTCCGAAGGTGGCCCGTTCCCCACGCGCGGTTCCGCGTGATGGTCGGATCGCCGTACTGCTTCCAACGCCACCAATGCGTGCCGCAGTAGCCATGACCGTGTACGGGTCGTCCGCAGTCCTGAACGGCACATGTTCCTCTCATGCGAAGAATAATAACTAAACTCAAAGGAGCATCCAATGTCTTTCAAAGCCGCAGCAGCGTCGATCGCGAAGCGACAGGGTGAGCCAATCGCTAACGCCAAAGCGGAACTGGCGGCGGCCACGCGCCGGGCCGGCCCGGCAGGCCGGAAGAAGAACCCGAAGTTGAACCGCGTGAAAGGCAAGGCGAAGCCATCAGTCAAGGGCTCGGCCAAGCCCGCCAAAAAAGTGTCGCCGATGAAGGAGAAGGGTGGCAAGAAATCGTCGGCCAAGCGCTACGCGCCGTCGCCGATCGGGCAGGCGATGGGCGTCCAAGGCATGAAGGACCCCGGCATGGGCGCGACGTACTGACCAGCCCATGCAGAGCCGTCCCTCGCTTCCGACGAAAAGCGCGCCGCTGGTGTGCGTGAAGTGCCGCCTCTCAGCGGCGCCGCCGATCATCGTGCAGCAGGACGGCCACGCCAGGTGTACGAACGACGTCGCCTGCAGAAAGCGTCAGCGCCGACTCGACCAGGAGAAGCCCAATGCCCGGAATGGATAAGACGATGAAGGAATTCGCGGCAGGCGAGCTGCACTCGGGCTCGAAGACCGGGCCGGTGGTGCGGAACCGCGCGCAGGCCATCGCAATCGGACTCTCCGGGACGCGAAAGAAGAGAAAGAAGCGAACGAAGGCGCCCGTCTCGCCGATCCGACGCGCGATGGGCGCGGCGTGATTGTGCCCACTGCCCGGCGTCTACCAGACTGCCCGCGAGTACCTCGAGCGTGCGCTCGTCCAAGCGGAAGCCCGCGGCGATCGCCAGCTCGCGCGCACCATCGCGGTCCGGATCTGCGAAGTGATCGAACAGGAGGATTACCACGAGTGCAGGTTGCTACATGAGCGATAGCGACCCGAACACCCTCGTCCTGCACCCGCAGGACTTTCACCCCGACGACCCGTTCGCCGAGCTCACCAAGCTCGACGAGAAGATGGGCCGCGCGCTCGACGCGTTCGCCCGGTCGCTCAGCGTTGAGGCGGCGTGCACACACGTCGGCATCGCATACAGCACGTGGTACGTCTGGCGACACCGCTACCCGCAGTTCGCCGAGATGGTCGAGCGAGTGCGGCGGCTGGCACTTCCCGAGGTCGAGGACTCGCTCTTTCGCCAAGCGAAGGACGGGAACGTCGAAGCGGCGAAGACGATCCTCAAGGCGCACGACCAGAAGTACCGCGAGCGGCAGGTGATCGAAGTCGTCTCGCCCGACGTGCAGCGCCGGCTGATGGACCAGGCCAACGCGATCATCGAGGTGTGCCGCGCCGAGCTGTCGGCCGAGCAGGGCGCGACGCTCGCCGCAAAGTTGGCCGAACGGCTGCGGGAGATATGGGCATGACAGTGACGCTGATGCGCCCCATCGTGGGCGACGAGCATGCGGTCTGCCGGTGCGGCCACGAGCTGCGGGACCACTACGTTGGTTTGCTCGACGACAACGGCAGAGTGTTCCAGCCCGAGTCCTGCTCGCTGTGCTCCTGCGGGCAGTTCGCCAAGCCTATCACCGAGCCGGCTCCGCAATGACAGCCGCGCCAGCGTTCGCCGTCCCAATCTCACCGCTGCGCGCGGCTTACGACGCCACGCACGCGCCGCTCTTCACGCCGACCGAGGACGCGAGCGAGCTGCCGGCCGTGCACGCGCTCGAGCAGTACCGCGACAACCCGCTCGGCTTCTTCGTCGAGAAGATGGGCGTCTCTGAGCGCTCGATCCGCTGGGCCATGAACCCCGGCTACGTCGACCCGAACGGCGTCGCGGTCCATCAGTGGGACGGCACGCCGGAGCCGCTGCTCGAGATCCTCGCCGGGCTCGTGGCCTGGGAAGATGTGTGCGTCGAGTCGGGCACCGGGACCGGCAAGTCGTTCCTGGGCGCGCTGATCGTGCTCTGGTTCATCGCGTGCTGGGAAGAGGCGCGCGTGTTCACGTTCGCGCCCAAGGAAGAGCAGCTCCGCGCGTACATCTGGATGGAGATCGGGAAGCTCTGGCCGCGGTTTCAGATCCTCTTCCCGACGGCGGTGCTCACCGACCTCCGGATCCGGATGCGCGGGCCGCGCGACATGGCGTGGGGCGCGCAAGGCTACTCCGTCATGCTCCGCGCCGGGCAGGAAGTCTCGACGAGCGCGCAGGGCATGCACGCCGAGCACATGCTGTTGATCTACGAGGAGGCGCCCGGCATCGCGACCGCCGTGACCGAGGCCGGCGAGAACACGTGCACCTCGCCGCACAATCTGCGGCTCGCGCTCGGCAACCCGGACCACCAGCTCGACGCGCTCCACCTCTTCGGCCACGACCAGTTCGGCCAACAGCGGGACGGGGTCCGCTGCGTCCGCGTCTCGGCGCTCGACCACCCGAACGTCGTGACCGGCAACGCGTCGATCGTGCCGGGCGCGGTGTCCGAGAAGTCGATCCGGTGGCGTGCCCGGAAGTACAACATCGACGGCAAAGAAGGCCGGCTCTACAAGTCGCGGGTCCGCGGGCTCTCGCCGGCGGAAGCGGCCGACGCGCTCATCACGCTCGAGTGGGTGCGCGCCGCGCAGAAGCGGTGGGCCGACGAGAACGACAAGAAGGTCCTGACCGCCGACGGCAAGGCGAAGAAGGCGCTGGGCGTCGACGTCGCCAACTCTGAGGACGGCGACGAGGCCGCAATCAGCCGGTGGACCGGCGCCTATTGCCGGGAAGTGGTGAGCTTCGCGTGCCCCGATGCGAACCGGCTGGGGTATGACGTCGTGCAGGAGATGAAGCGCGACCAGATCGCGGACGAGCACGTCGGCGTCGATTCCGTTGGTGTGGGCGTCGGTGCGGTGAACGAGGCCAAGCGGCTCGAGCGCTACGTCGTCGCGTTGGGCAGCAAGGCGAACGCGCCGGATGGCGAGTTGATCACGCTGGCCGGGCAAGAGGTCGGAGCCAGCGAGGAGTTCAACCACCCGCGATCGCGCTGGTACTGGCGACTCCGCGAGGACCTGCGGCAAGGGAACGTCGCGCTCCCACCGGACCCCGAGCTCGCGCAGGACCTGATCACGCCCACGTGGACGACGCGCGGCGGGAAGATCGTCGTCGAGTCGAAGGAGGACCTGAAAGACCGCCTGCCCGGTGGCCGCTCGCCGAACAAGGGCGATGCGGTCGTCTACGGCAATTGGGTGCGGGACCGCTCACCGATCGTGACGCCGCTCGCCAAGCGGAAGCCCGCGCTGACGATCGCCGAGCGGATCAAGAAGGAGCTCGAGGACCTGGACAAGATGGAGCAGCAGTCCCGGCCGAGCGCACGCGAGAAGTACGGCTCACCACTCCGACAGGGTTAACCCCGACAGGGAGAACCGCCCATGCAACCGGGATTTATTGCTGGCTTCGTGCTCGCGATCGCGTTCGTTGGGGTCGTCGCGTTCAAGATCGGTCAGATCGTGGAAAGTGCGGTCCACGCGGATGAGCGCGTGAACAGCGCGCGCGAGATCGCCGGGCTGCGTGCCGCCCTCGCCGGCGCACGCTCCAACGCGGCGATATGGGAACGGATCGCGAAGACGGCCTTCAGTCCGGGGTTCGTCGTGACCGACCGGACTGGCTCGGCCAGCTCGACCGACGAGCCGATCGAGGACCCGCCGTCCGTGCGCGAGTCAGACCGACGCGTCGTCGAGTCGCGCCGCACCGTACCGGAGGAAGTGATTCGCCGGAACCCGATGGCGGACATGACCCCGAAGGGCATCCTCGATCCAGACGCGATGCCGGCGCCGAGCATGGCCGTGTTCGATGACGACGAGGGTTGATGCCGGACGCAGGCACGGAACGTCCGGACCGCCCGCGCCGCGAGCACATCCACGTCGCCACCGTCATCTGGCATTGCGATCCCAACGCGATCGTGTGCCAGCAGGGCGATCACCTGATGGCGTTCTACGAGACCGGCTACCGGGCCGATTGGCGCCGCATCTCCGGCCACGCCTTCTTCCAATGCCGGAAGTGCACGCCGCCGCAGTACTTCTTCGCCTGCTTCACGCAGTACCCACACCCGATGGTCACGTGCTACGCGCTGAGTCGCGAGAGCTACGAGGAATGGGACAAGTCGGACGAGCCCACGCCGCCGACGCCCGAGTTGCTCTACCGGCTGCGCGATCCTGACGGCAAGAGCTACAACCCGTGGTGGCACCCACCGAGGAATAGTCGATGAGTGAGAGCAACGAGCAGCCCGACATCGTGCCCGCCAAGGTCGCGATCGTCGGCAAGGATGGAAAGACGGTGCTCAACAAAGGCGCCGACGCGCGTGACGCGCGTGACAAGCCGGGCAAGCGCTCGCGCCCGCCCAGCGACTTCATGAAGGGCTTCGCGACGCGCGAAGAAGTCATGGAGCACCTCTCGACCGCCGCGCTTGCGGTCGGGCAGAAGATGTACGACCAGATGAGCGGCGAGACGGCCGAGCTGCTCGAGGAAATGGAGCGCGTGATCACGCGGCACGTGATCGAGTACTTCGAGTCGCGCACGATCCGCGGCCGCGTGAAGCGCTGGTGGCGCGCGCACGTGACGAAGCCCACGCCGCGGCTGGTGGTCGACGCGGCCGAGGCGCTCGACCCGAACGTGAACGGAGTCGACGACGCGAGCGGGACGCGCCTGACGATGGGCATGGTGAAGGAAGCCATCAGGCAGCTCGCGCCGGACCTTCCGCCGAAGAGCAACGCACCGTGACGCGCGCGCAACGTGTCGCCGTCGGCTGGTTCAAGCACCGAGCGCTCCGGTTTCGCGTCGTCTTCTGGCTCACGCCGTCGCTGTCCGCCGCCGACCTGGACGCGCTCATCAGCCAAGAGCCGGGATCGGTTATCCGCCTCGGCCCTCCCTACGGCATTGAGTACACGCGCGGACCGCGCATTCGCGTGAAGCGCATCAACTCCACGATGAGGGTTCCGGCATGAGACGGACTCGCCCGCAGGACCGGCTTCGCCCGCAGGAGCCCGGCCGCTGCACGTGCCACCACGTGACCGACACGCCAGAGTGGACCGGGCACCGCGGCGCCGGCGCTGGGCTCACGACGCGCCACGGCGCGAAGCACGGCGACCCGTTCAAGCGGACCGGGTCGTGCCAGCACTCGGAGCTGCAACGGACCACCGAGCCACGCCGGAAGGTCGTCGCCATTCTCAGGATTCGGCCGTGACCGCCTTCGAGCGCAAGTCGTTCAGCGTGGCGATGGGCGGACGGAAGCCCGACGACTGCCAGCACGGGTGGATCAACGAACGTGGGCGCTGCGTGTTCTGTGGCGCGGACGGGCACCGTGGGGCTGCGCCGCAGACGATTCTCGACAACGACGTTCTCGCACGCGTCATCGTCGGCGAACTCCAGCGGTCTCCGCGTGGCGTTAGCCTGCCACGACTGGCAAAGGACCTCGGGGCGCTTGCGACGAACGGGCGCATCCATCGAATACTTCGGGCGCTCGTCGACTATGGCGCCGCTGAACGTTCCTTCGGTCCGGCTGGAGTTACAACGCTCCCAACGGGCACAGCGGTCGACGGACCGGAGAGGAGGGTCTACCGCCGAAGGTGGAGGGGCGAGTTTGACTTCGCCGACTTCGCTGACTTCATCGACAGGCGGTGGCAGGCGAAAGCTCGGTAGCCGTCCAACTGTTGCGTCCGCGCCGCATTCGTCGTACTCTTGATGCGCTGAGCAGTCCACCGGTCAACTGACCGGACAATCCATTCCAGGCCGACTGGCCCTCCACTCCCGAGCACATCGGGGGTTGGGGGCCTTTCTCTTTTCCACCCACATCGCACCGCATGGTCCAGTTCTAAGTGGCCGAGACGGTCGAGAAACCCGCCAGCAGCTCCACGAACTTCTCCCTCGAGCGCGCGGCCGAAGCGCCGCCCAAGCTCGACGCCTCTGACGAGGACAAGGGCCACTACGCCCTCGCGCGCTTCGCGATCCAGAATGACCACTACGCGGGCCTGTACCGGCAGTGGGCCAAACCGCTCTTCTTCCTCGTCGGCAAGCATTGGCTCAACTGGAACGCGAAACGGGTCCAGTACGAGCTGGATAACGACGTTCCGGAGTGGCGGCAGCAGCCGGTCACGAACTACACCTACGCCGTCTACCGCGCCGCCGTCTCGAAGCTGACGAAGCAGCGCCCGAAGCACGAGGTCGTCCCGCCGTCGGGCGACTCCGACGACCGCGAGGCCGCGAA